TGACACACCGAATTGATATACTCCTGTAGAGTTTCCAGACAAAAGACACGAATTGCATCAAATTCAGGATGCGACAGCACATATGAATCAGCACTGCGTTTGTTGCCGATGTTACGAACAAGCGGCAACGAGCGAGCAAATTGTAATTCGGCAGCAGAAACTCCTGTTGCATAATGAGAAAACATCACAGGCGTAGGAAACAATTCAATTATATGCGTCAAATTCATCATTTACCTCACGAAGGAGGCGGGGAACACTCGTTCCCCACCCATGTCAGTTAGTGTGTGGTGGGCATACTGGAGGAATAACGGGAGCGGAGATGTTGGGAACGGAAACACGTATCAAATGCTTAATCATATTGACCTCATTAGAACAACCACAATGGAGCTGACGAGAGGACTTGAACCCCCAACCAGCGGTTTACAAAACCGCTGCTCTGCCAATTGAGCTACGTCAGCATTAACAAGCTTTAGGATACTATAGCGTCATGCGCAGAGTCAAGTTTATTTATCAGACCCACAGCGAATTGCGTATATCAATCAACTCCTTGAGTTTCTCATTATCTTCTTGATAATAATCATTTTTCAATTTTTCCATTGCATCCAGTTCTAATATCCACTGATGCTTTTTGGCTCGTTCTTCTTTCGTCAAAGAGTCAGGTATCTTCTCTGAATGAAGATTGAGCGGTGGTTCCGTGATGACTAAACTAATTGGATCTTTTCTAAATTTGCGAGAAATAATCCACCACCAATATAGATCATAGATATTTTTGGCTTCAGAGGCGCGTGGCGTAAGTCTTCCACCGACGTCGTTTATACTTGATTCTTGTCTTAAGTATTTCAGCCCCTGACTGCTAGACCGAAATCTGATTCCAAGATACAGTTTAACTTTTTCCCAGAATTTGAGTTCTTCCAAACGATCACCGGAAGACATGACTCCTCTGCGAGCGCATTTACACTCCACATAATCCACCAAAATTTGAAAATTTGCATGAAGAATGAGATCATGCAACTCTGCCTTTTCGCGAGTCAAGGTCCGCACCACCAGACGATACGGAAAACACGACAACACAAAATTTTGCAGTTTTCTATATACTTTTCGCGTCACCATAAATTACCTTTGAGCGTGTTGTTCAATCCATTTTTTATAAGCGTGGATCAATTTCGCTTGCATTGCGTAGGCTTCTCTTTCCCACGGCAGTCGCCAATAGGATACCTTTTTTGCGTTAATGATTGTATTACGCCACCGCGATAAATCGGAATTGCTTGCATAATCAAACAACTCATTTTTAACAAATTGTTTCAAATGCGTCAGTTCATGAGCCAGAGTGGTTGTTTGTTGCTTGATTGATTGCTGTGAAGAGAGACGAATTTTGAATTCTCGTGGAGATTTATTCGTGTCCAGCCACTCACAATCACCGAAGAACCGCCCCAATGTCGGTACAAATTGAATCGTCAAGTCCACGTTGCCCGTCAATCGTTTTCCAATTAATGCTGGCAACATCCACTCAACAGCATCGCGAATTTCGCGGCGTCTTTCTTTTTCAAAACCACGAATACTCAATCGTTTCAATGGTGTGGGATGTGCATTCATATCAATTGCTCGTTTGTGCGTATTCCGTCGTGCTGTCTTCATACGATTTTTTCAGTTGTCCATCCAGTGATACTTCATACAGGATAACTCCTGATTCATTCGTAATATCAGTAACACTATCCCAACAAAACGAACGCCATTCCTGTAAGTCCAGATCAAAAATTGGACATGCAGAACTCGCCACACACTCGTCCCGCTTGGCTTTGGCGGGAGTCTTATAAAAAGGAATGCGAGTCGGGTCTTGCGTTCCGCGAATCTTTCGCGCTGTTCCGTCCTTTTTAATAAACCCCACGTTCGCAATATTCATCCACAATATTCCACAAACCCATGATCTAGTCGCCATGATTTATTCCTCCTGCACTGGATATATCCCAAACCACATTTTAATACGTGACCATAAAGGAATGCGTTTGTATTCTTCTTTCATACGCTTAGTAATTAATTCACGCATCATCTCTTCGCCATCGCGCTCAATATTTTTGATAAATGTCTTGGCTTTCTTTACATCCTTAATGATGATACCAAACATCTGAGTTTGTTTTCGAAGCATATTGGCGTATTCTCTGGGATCTGAGAAATTTGCGCGAAACGTTTCAAAATGCTCGACATCGTTATCCTGAATAGAAAACAATGAAACGAGACACGGAATGAAATCAGTTTCAACACACTCCGCTCGCTTCCCTTTCAAACAGAAATACTCAAAGTACATCTGATTTGGAGTGGGATAAAAAAAGATTCCATCATATTTTTGCGGAGTCATATCGTTGTCACTGACCGCATTTATTGTCATATCCAGTTTCCCGTCTTGTTTCGGCATAAATGTGAGCCTTTTCTCTGTGTCGTCTATAACATTTTTTGGACAACACAATTCGTTGATGAAACTGCCGCTCACGCAACGATTCCGCCACCGGATTTTTTACTGCTTTACTCGTCGTCGTCATCATCAAGCCCAATTAGAGCCAGAAAATAGAGTATCATCATAAAGACGATTAAAAACATTATGGGAACAAATTTCATATGTTATCATTAGTCTATCTTATTTTAGTCTCAAAGTCAAGTTTTTTAGATGACTTCTGTGAATTTTACAGGAAGTCCATTGATTATAGTATTGGGCAGAAAGTAACGCATGTGATTGAAAAATGTAATAATTTTCCCAATACGAACATTCTCCCCGTGAATTGCATAATTGAAGAATTTCGCGGGTAAAATTTTCTTCGCCCATTTCGCGAATGTCTGCCCACAACAGATCATTGGATCCCCAATAGGTTTTCCAATCTGAATCTATGCGATGGCGGATTTTTTTCTTTTTTTTCTTGCCGTTTTTAAGAACAACCGTTTTGAGTTTTGTTCGGCTGAATTTCGTCAGTTTTTTGCCGATATACTTACGGTTATTCCTTAAATTGGTAATACAATAGACGAATCCGCACGCATCACCAATATGCGCATCAGTAAATTCTTCGCCTTTATAGGTCCACGCCGTCGTCATCTTCTACGAATCCCCTAATATCGAGGGGACCATCGCTATGCCCCGCGATATATTCTCCGCAGAACACACAATAATTGAGCGTCTCATCCGTCATTTGATCATCATAAGTGACACGAAATTTTCCTTCACAGTGTTCGCAAACAATATCATGTGTCATTTTACTTTAGATGCGATTTCAACATCCATGCATACTTGTCATGAATGTCAATACGCTCTTCCAAAAAATTAATAACACCCGCTTCTTTGACAGTCTCCGCCTCACTTCTCGCACGATACAGACTCGCACGAACCAAATCGTTAGCGGCTACAAGCCCAGCAATCATTTCGTGAGAATCATACACCGCAGAGTCTTCTATCACTTCTGAATTTTCCATAAGTGCGCGAAGCGATACGGGGGCATAGACACCAAGGGCACGAATGTGTTCAGCAATAGGATCCACTGCGCCGTGAAGTTCTGTATAGAGTGTTCCAAAGAACTGGTGCAGGGGCGCAAACAACATTCCTTCTACGTTCCAGTGCGCTACATGCGCCTTATAATACATCACAAACGTATTGGCTAAAACTTTTTTCATTTCTTCTACTAACATAAGTTCACCTCAGATCAAAGATTTCAACGCCGCCCCAATTAATAATGGCGGATTTAGGAAATTTATCGGGATTAGTCGCCCCATTTTCAAACAATTTGTAATACAGAACCACGTCTGAACATTTTTGTAGACCCTTAATATCTATGTAGATGAGGTCCGGTACCCCATCTTGAGGGGGAAAGTCAATTTCATACAGTACACCAACGCCATGAAGATATTTTGGACCGTCGTCGTCGCGCTCCACAAGCCCATACGTGGGTGAATATACGGCGAGATCTGGTCTTCCATCCGAATTAACATCGTAAAGTTCAGCAAATAAACCGTTCTGCGACATGCTGGTATCAACAGCACGAGGTTCACCCTCAGGTTCTAGTGGTTGAAAAATAGCGCATTGCAATATCTCGGTGCCTAAATGAGCATTTCCGATTGAGATAGATGATAATAAACACAAACTCATTACTATACTAATGAGTAGTAGTTTCATGCAACTCCTTGGATATGTCGAGAGACTATAGGGTGTATTTATATAATTTAGAAGCGAAAACGCTCATCCAAGGAGTAAAATTATCATGCTGTAGCCCAAACATCCTCCCATGATCCGCTGAGAGCGCCTTTTGCGTAGTCGCTGCTGCGATTTTCAAAGAAATTGGTGTGGCCCGGAGCATTTACCATTCCCTCTACCCAGAGCAACGGATTCTTTTTCACTTTAAAGATCCCTTTCATACTCATCGAAATCAAGCGACGATCTGCTATGTATCGAATGTACTGTTTGACTTCATCTGCCGTTAGGTTAGGCATTGGACCCATCTTATAGGCGAGATCAATAAATTGATCTTCTAGATCCACCATCTTTTCAGCAATCGTATAGATGCTAGATTTCAACTTATCGTCCCAAATCTCTGGGTGTTCTTCAATGAAAATTCTAAATAGTTTAATCATACTTTCACAGTGTTGTGTCTCGTCCACTATGCTCCATGAAATGATCTGCCCCATCCCTCGCATCAAGCCGTGTCGAGGAAAGTTGAGTAACATGATAAACGAGGAGAACAACTGTAATCCTTCTGTAAATGCTGAAAATGCTGCTATTTGCAAAGCCGTCGAATCTTTTGAAACTGCACGATCACTAATTTTCAGTAAATAATCGTGCTTGTTTTTCATTTCCTGATATTCTAGAAACTCGTTGTAGGTAGACTCTGGCATGCCCAACGTTTCAATCAAATGTGAATATGCAGCAACATGGACCGCTTCCCGCGCAGCAAATCCCAGTAGCATCATGCGTACTTCGGGTGCTTTGAAGTAGGTGAGATAGTGCTTGACATAGCCCGACGCGACATCAATATCACCCTGAGTAAAGAAACGAAAGATGTTTGTAAGAAAATACTTTTGCTCTGAAGTCAGTTTCTTTTTCCAATCAGACACATCTTCCAGCATCGGCACTTCGGTCATAATCCAATGTGATTTTTCGTGCGCCAGCCAAGAATCATACGCCCATGGATAATGAAATGGGCGAAATGCATTTCGTTCATCTGTTAAGAGTAGTTTCTTTTTCGTCATCGAAGTTCCTCATCTAGCCATTTTTCTGCTGCCAGTGACATGATTTTCTGAAATGCACGGTCTATCGCTGCATATTGCTCTGACGTGCATGTTAAATCTTTTTTTAAGAAATATAAATCCTGTAGTTCGTCTTCATATTCCTCGCGAGAAATCGCATCATACTGTAACTTAGTTTCTAATTGAATCAATCTTTTAATCAATTTAGTCATTCGGCACGGCGGATCTTGATGTAACATGTTAATTACAGCATCCATACGTATTTCTCCTATGCTACGGATTTGATCTTAAAGATCATCCCTCACATGCTAAACAGGTATCTTCCCCTGACGCCAAGGCTTTCAAATCAATCTCTTCAATCACCTTACGTTCAATACGTTTGGCAACTTTATCTGCCTTTGCGAGCTTTTCACTTCGACAATAGTATAGTGTCTTCAATCCTTGTGTCCAAGCAAGAAAATGAACTGCATGCAAATACTTGATATTAACATCGGGACGAAAGAATAGATTGATGGACTGTGATTGATCAATGTGTTCCTGTCGTTCGGCAGCATGCTGAATTACCCATCGCTGATCAATTTCCATCGCTGTCTTAAACACCAATTTGGTATTCTCATCTAAAAACTCTAGATGCTGAACAGAGCCGTCATTCGCAATAATGGAAGACCACACGTCATCATACCATCCCTCTTTGTGTTTCTCAGCTTCTTTTTTCAGAATCACATCAAGATACCGATTTTTGTTCAAATATGCCCCTGAGAGAGTGTCCTGCCGATATGCATTCGCACGAAATGGTTCTACGCTAGGTGACGTATTGCCCATGATAATAGAACTGGAAGCATTAGGTGCCACTGCCATCATATGAGAGAACCGGCGTCCTGTCCCCGCAGCATCGGGTGCTTCGCCTCGCTCTTTTCCTAAACGCAGATTTGCCTCGTCTAACTGCTTACGAATATATTTGAACATATTTTTGTTCAGTGAGCTGGCAGCCGCAGACTCCCATGGAACATTCTTCTGCTGAAGATAGGCATGAAACCCCAAGGCACCGATTCCAATACTACGTTCGCGTGTTGCCGAATACTTTGCGCGTTCAATTTCTTTGGGTGCATTGTCAATGAAATATTGTAACA